CCCGTTTGGCGCAAATGGCAGCCCTTACCCGCGGCCTGGCAACACCAAAGGCAGCACCAGCCCCGTTTTGGGCAAAACCTGAACAAACCGTGGAGGTGTCCGATGTGGAACGCAAGCGACTTTTGTGATGCCGAAAGCGGCTTCGATTACGTGTTCAGCAAAATGAACGCGATTTATGGCGCCACGTTTGCCAACCATTGGCGCGACGTTGATCCAAACCTGATTCGCCAGGTGTGGATTGACGAATGTGGCCGCGGCCTGACATACCGGCCAAAGATGGATTACGCGTTGCAGCACATGAACCCTGACCGGCCGCCGTCGGCCTTGGCATTTAAAAAACTGTTAAACGATGGCCCGCGCATTCCTGACAAGCCCGAAACGATGATAACCAGGCAGCCGACCGTTCACGAACGAATTGCCACAGAAAAGGCTAAACAGGAAGCATTGGCCAAGTTGCGCGAAATGACAGAAAAAATGAGGTTTCCAAAATGACACGCGAAGAACTTTTGCAATTATGCGATTACCTTGAATGCAACGATGCGAGCCTGGAAGCCCAATGTCGTGCGGCTGCCGAACTTCGGCGATTGTCTTATGGCGTTGAAACTTTATACAACTTGTATCAACAAGTTTGCCATCAACGTGATGAATTGATCGATCAACAAAGGGTGCATATTGCAGCAATGAGAGGTCGAATTCAATGACGCGGGAAGATGGCCATTTACTGTTGAACAAAATAAAAGAGGGACAAACCTTTGATTTCGATCAAATCACCGCAGCCCTTATCGCAACAGGCGACCTTGCTGGATGGCGAGAAACCAACCTGGTCGGAAGCCTGGCGGCGGGAATGCGAAGCCAGGGATTGGTTGCGCCGGTTCAAGATTCACCAACGCGAGAGGGGAACCAGGCTGGCGAATGCCTGGTGGTTGGACACGATAACGAAAATCGAGAAAATCCGCGGCCCTGGTGCAGCGCATATATTGCGGCAAGATATGAACAAGGCCAAACATGAGAGCAGCCAAAATAGACGCAAACCATGAACAAGTTGTTTCGACATTACGGGCGGCTGGCGCTTCGGTTCAATCTTTGGCTGGTGTTGGCAAGGGCGTACCGGATTTGCTTGTTGGATTCCAGGGCAAGACATTGCTTATGGAAGTTAAGGATGGCCGCAAAACGCCGTCAGCGCGTAAATTGACGGAAGACCAAATCAAATGGCATGGTGCTTGGCGCGGGGGCGCCCTGGCCATTGTGGATGGGCCTGACGCGGCTTTGCGAATGTTGGGGGTATTAAAATGATTTATGAACTACACAACGCGCAGCAAGCCAAAGTTTTGATGGATAACATTTGGCCGGAAGTCAAAAACAATTTGATGGCTGGCCACAAAATGCGCCTGGAAATCAAACGGGCCACCAGGTCGTCGGATCAAAACGATATGTTCCACGCAATCATCCACCAAATTTATTTGGCCATGCGCGTGGCCGGTTCAACCTGGTCGGCCGACGATTGGAAACGACTGTTGATTGACCAATGGGCACATGAAACTGACCGCAAAATTGGCAAAGTGTCGCCAAGCCTGGATGGCCAGCGCGTCGTTCAGTTGGGTTGGCAAACGCACAAATTCACCATTCCCGACGCCACCGAATTCATTGAATGGCTGTTGGCCTGGTGTGCTGAAAAGGGGATCGAAGCGTGACCGGCTGGCGCAAGAAACAAATTATGCAAATTCCAAAGCACCCCTACGTTCGAAGCAAAAAGTTGTTGCGCCTGGTGGCCAGCCTGGATTGCCAATTGTGCGGCAGCGGGCATTTTGTCCAGGCCGCGCACAGTAATTGGGGAGGCGGCAAAGGCCGCGGCATCAAATCTGACGACAACCTGACGGCCGCATTGTGCGCGTCGTGCCATCACGACATTGACCAGGGCGCCCAATGGTCAAAGCGGGAACGCCAACAAGCCTGGTGGGTGGCGCACAAAAAAACCATTGATTGTTTGGTTGACAGCGGCCAATGGCCAGTTGACGTGCCAATCCCAAATGATGCAGAATGGGAACGGCTTTTTGAGCCGTTGCCTTAATCGGGGGTTACGGCCCCCGCTTTTTTCCATTATCATGGGCAAATATGGAAGACGAATCATCCGAATTTATCGCGGCGTTGCTGCATTCAGGAACAGTTGCACACTTCATGCACCTGAGTACGGATTCGTTTTCTGTTCACCAAGCCCTGAACACGTATTACACCGAAATCATTGACCTGGTTGATGAATATGCGGAAGCGTTCATGGGCCGGTACAAACAGATTAAAACCTGGCCACAAGAATTTCACAACGCTAAAGACCCCGTGGAATACATGACCAGCCTAAAAGATTTTGTGGAGGAAGCCCGCAAGGATTTGCCACAAGATTCGGAATTGCAAAATTTGGTTGACGAAATCGCCGACCTTATCAATTCCACGTTGTATAAACTACGATTCCTCAAATGAAAGGGAAAACCATGTCAGCAATGAACCAACCCAAAGGCTACGGCTACGGCAGCAATGCAAAAGAACCTTCGGGCGTAAAAGCCAGCGACGCCGGTGGCGAACGCAAGGGTATGATTAAAAACGGTATTGCGATGGGCAAGGCCGATGCAACTGGCGCCGACAAAAAGTTTGACGGCGGCCGCAGCAGCGGCGTTTGCTACACACACAGCCGCAGCGGCAAAATGTAATGGCCACCCCGCTGTCAGCAATGGCAGCGGTGCAGCCAGGGCAAATGCCGGTCGGGAACCGGCTTTCCGCGCTTGCGCCGCAGCCGCAAATGGGCGACCAACCTGAAAATCCTATTGAACAGGAATATTTTGGGCGGCTGCAAAACGACTATCCTGGCCTGGTACAGCAGTACCAACAATTGATGGAATCGGACGAGGGGCGCACGTTGAACACCGACGTGGCCCGTGAACTGTCCGAACATTACCGCGCCGACCGCACGAAGTCGGCCGATGTGCATGAGCCATCCAGCGCGTTTGTTAAACGCTTATATGCCGAAAAACTGGCCAACCCTACGCCCAAAGATCGCCACGCAACCGTAGTTTTTACGGCTGGCGGCACGGGCGCGGGCAAAACCAGCGGCATGGAAATGGCCAAAAAGGTCGATCCGCGTTTGGGCAAAGCGGAAATGGTGTACGACACAAACATGAATTCGTTTGATTCGGCAGACAAAAAGATTCGCCAGGCATTGGACGCCAAACGCAAGGTGGACATTGTTTACACCTATCGCGATCCAGTTGAAGCCTTGGAAAACGGCGCATTGAAGCGGGCCAAACGCATGGAAGAAACGATGGGAACCGGCCGCACCGTCCCACTTTCCGAACACATGAAAACGCACCTGGGCGCCCGCCAGGTGATCGAACAGATTGCAGCCAAGTACCGCAACAGCCCCCAGGTTCAAATCCGCGTTATTGACAACAGTCGTGGCGCGGGCAAAGCCCAGTTAAGCAGCCTTGACAAGTTGCCTAAACTGAAGGAAAATGAAGTGAGGAAAGGATTACAAGATGCCCTTGAACGAGCCAAAAAGTCAGGCGCCATTAGTGACGCCATTTACCGAGGAACAGCGGATTACGCCCGCGCAGCATCGGGAAAACCGTAGGAACGAAGCCGAGGCCACCGCAATGGCCGAAGCAATTGCCCGCGGTTTGAACGAAGCCGTGCAAAAAGGGGAATTACCTAATGGTTGATCCGACGTGTCTATCGTGCGAATTTTTCCGCAACGCCCAGGTTATGGGGACTTGCCGCCGGTATCCGGCGCCGCAAAACAAGCACCAAAACGATTGGTGCGGCGAACACAAAATCAAAATGGTGACGCTGCCGGTGTACGACATTATGACGGACACCACCATCGAAGCCACGATGCCCGCCCCTAAGAAACCTGGAAGGAAGCCTAAAGATGCTGGTAACACCGCTGCATGATCGTGTCCTGGTCAAACCAATTGTTCGAAGTTTGTCGGACGTTTTGATCGTGGAAAACAAGGAAAAATTTAACGAAGGCACGATTGTGGCCATCGGCCCCAAGGTTCACGACGTGAAAGTCGGCGAACGCATCAAATACGGAAATGGCACGTACCTGGATTGGCCCGTCCACAAAATCGACGGTGAAGACCACCAGTTGATCCAGGAAGGCGACGTGGCTTGCATCATTGAGGAATGAATCATGGCAACTAAACCTGGGCTTTACGCCAACATCCACGCCAAACAAGAACGCATCAAGCGGGAAAAGGCCGAGGGCCAGCCGGTCGAGAGAATGCGAAAGCCTGGCACAAAGGGCGCCCCGACCGCTGAAGCCTTCAAACAGTCAGCAAAGACAGCCAGGAAAAAATAATGGCTACCAAAAAACACGACAAACCAATTCCCCATAAAACCACGGGCAAAGGTAAGACCTACAACCCGACGGAACAGGGGGCTGGCATGACAGCCAAAGGACGTGCAGAATATAACCGTAAGAATAATTCGAATTTGAAACCGCCAGCACCAAACCCGAAAACAAAAGCCGACGCCGGTAGAAAAGCGTCGTTTTGTGCCAGGATGGAAGGGGTGGTTAAGAACGCGAAAGGCCCCGCTGAACGGGCCAAAGCCAGCCTAAAAACCTGGAACTGTTAAACAACTTTTTTTAAAGGAAATCAAAATGTCAAATTCAATTGCAACCGGCGTCGCTTATAACGACCCCGAATTTAGTACCTGTTTTGTAACCGAGCAATTAGGTTACTCAACCGCCGCCCAGGGTACAGTTACCCAAGCGACCGACAAATCCACCGGCGTGACTTTGAACAAATCCGCTGGCCGCATCACCATGAACGCCGCTTCATTGGCTGCAAACACCGCCGTGTCATTCACTTTGACCAACAGCCTAATTTCAACAAACGACGCAATCATCATCAACGTGTCCGGTGGCGGCACAGCAGCCGCTTACACCACTTACGTGTCAAGCATGACCGCTGGTTCCGCTGTTTTGACATTGCGAAACCTGACTGGTGGCGCATTGGCCGAAGCCGTGATTTTGAATTTCGCCATCATCCACGGCCAAGCATAAGGAACCCGCAATGCTGACAGCCGACAAAATCAATGCCCGCATTGCAGAATTGCAAGGGATGGCCAAGCAACACGAAGCCATCCTTTTGCAAATCAGCGGCGCGATCCAGGAATACCAAAACGTGTTGGCCCAGGCCAGCGTCGAAAAGAGGGAAGACGATGCCGCTAATCAAGTCAATGTCGCCGAAGGCGTTTAAGTCAAACATCAAAGCCGAAGTAAAGGCCGGAAAACCCGTCAAACAAGCGGTGGCCATTGCTTATTCTGAAAAGCGCGAAGCCCAAAAGGCAGCGGGCAAGAAACCGACCCCAAAGAAAAAATGACCGACGCAGCAGCACCCAAGAAACGAAAGCCCAAGGCAGCCGCCAAGGGTGTTGCCGCGCCCGTCAAGCGTCCAGTTGGACGACCCACGGTTTACCGTGACGAATTTGTGGATATGTTGATTGAATTTTTCAGCCAAGCGCCCACCAGGGAAGTGACCAACCGCGACGCCAAGGGCAACGAATCCACGCAAACCCTACCTGGGGTTTTCCCTACGCTGGCGCGATTTGCCACAAACATCGGGGTGACGAAACACACCCTTCACGATTGGGCAACAGCCAAGCATATTGAGACAGGCGAACTAAAGCACCCCGAATTTTCCGACGCCTATAAAAGGGCCAAGGATTTACAGGAAGCAAACTTGGTGGAAGGCACGATAGCGGGCGCTTACAACAGCACGTTTGCCATCTTTACGGCCAAGAACGTTTTAGGCTGGCGCGACAAGATCGAACAGGAAATTACCGGTAAGGACGGCGCCGCCTTTGCTGGCATCCAAGTGACATTTGTGACGCCCGATGGAACAAACCCCGACAATTGAAAACGCCATTGCAAAGGCCGAATTTCCGGTCAAGTTGCAAGGACTGTTCAAAAAGGCGCGATATAAAATTTGCCTGGGCGGCCGCGGCGGTGCAAAATCCTGGGGAATCGCCCGCGCCTTGTTGATCCTGGGGGCCAAAAGCCCAATGCGAATTTTGTGTGCGCGGGAATTCCAGGCCAGCATTAAGGATTCCGTCCACAAACTGTTATGCGACCAAATCGAGGCCCTGGGCTTGCTGCCCTTTTACGAGATTACGCAAACGTCGATCCGTGGCTTCAACGGTACGGAATTCGCCTTCATCGGCCTGAAGAACAACCCGACCAACATCAAGTCATTCGAAGGTGTGGATGTTTGTTGGGTGGAGGAAGCCCAAACCGTCAGCCGGTTGTCCTGGAACGTGTTGATTCCAACGATCCGCAAACAGGGCAGCGAGATATGGATTTCGTTCAACCCTGACCTGGAAACCGACGAAACTTACCAACGGTTTGTTGCCAAGCCCCCGCGGGATTGCATCATTATGCGGATCAACTGGTCGGATAACCCCTGGTTCCCTGAAACTTTGCGCCTGGAAAAAGACGCATTGAAGGAACGCGACCTGGCTGCATACAACCAGGTTTGGGAAGGAATGTGCCGCCGGTCGGTCGATGGCGCCGTGTTTGGCAACGAAATGCAACTGGCCGAAAACAATGGCCGCCTGACTTCCGTGCCTTACGATCCAACCAAACCCGTTCACGCCGTTTGCGACCTGGGTTGGTCGGACGCCACCGCCTGGTGGTTCGTTCAGTTTGTGGGCATGGAAACCAGGTTGATTCGATACTTTGAAGGCAGCCAGCGCACGATGACTTCGTACCTGGCACAACTTCAAACGTTTGGTTACGTGTACGACACCATTTGGCTGCCGCACGATGCCGAAAACAAAACGCTGGCCGCAGCCGGTCGCACGATTGAAGACATTGTGCGAAGCGCGGGATACAAAACCAGCATCATGCCGCGGGTTCCGGTGGTCGATTCGATCAACGCGGCCCGCACCATCTTTCCCAACCTTTGGTTCGACCGCGAGAATTGCGCCGATGGCTTGAATTGCCTTCGCCATTACCGTTACGAAGTCGATCCATCGACGGGCCAATTCAGCAAATCACCGGTACATGACCAGTATTCGCACGGCGCCGACGCATTCCGATACATCGCATTGATGATTAAAGAGCCGACGCAGCGCAGAAAACAAAGGGTTGTTGCCGAAGGCGCTGGTTGGATGGGATAATTTTAGAAAATAAGGGGCGAATATGTCAGATTACCAAGACCAATCCGAAGACCCACGCATCCAGGACGCGATTAAATTCTTGCGCCTGGTGGGTGAAGCCGATTCAATGAACCGTTCGTCGGCCCTTCAGGATTTGAAATTCGCCGCGGGCGATCAATGGCCGGTTGAGATTCAAAACAGCCGCAACATCGAAGCCCGCCCGTGCCTGACGATCAACAAGATCGACGCATATTGCCGCCAGGTCGAAAACCAGCAGCGCCAGCAGCGCCCACGCATCAAGGTTCACCCCGTCAACAACGAAGGCGATTTAAAGGTCGCCCAGGTGATCGAAGGCATCACCCGACACATTGAGGTCAATAGCAACGCCGACACCGCTTACGACACCGCGTTTTCGTATGCCGTGCGGATGGGTTGGGGTTACTGGCGCGTGGTGACCGATTACGTGCGCGAAGATTCGTTCGAACAGGAAATTTACATCGAGCCAATCGATGATCCGTTTTCCGTTTACTTTGACCCAAATAGCGTGTCACCCGATGGTTCCGACGCTGAAAAATGCCTGGTGACTAGCGTTATCCCCAAGCACGTATTCCGTCAAATGTATCCAGGCGCCGACGATGGCGTGGGATTCCAGCCCCGTGCGACCGGTGACAGCACCGCGGAATGGGTGACCAAGGAAGACATACGCATCGCCGAATACTTTTACATCGACCGCGTGAAACATGACCTGGTGATGTTGTCCGACGGCACAAAGGAATGGGCCGACAAACTGCCGCCCAAAGAAGTGCTGGCCGACGCTGGCGTGGTCGAGATCTACCGCCGCCCTTCGTATCGCAAGACGGTGAAGTGGTGCAAGATGACGGCCATGCAAATCCTGGAGGAAAAGGAATGGGCTGGCCGTTACATCCCGATCATTCCATGCTACGGCGCCCAGGTGACCATCGAAGGCAAGCGCAAAAAATACGGCCTGGTTCGCAACGCCAAAGACCCGCAACGAATGTTCAACTTTTGGCGCACCAGCCTGACCGAATCCATCGCCCTGGCGCCAAAAGCCAAATGGTTGATGGCCGAAGGCCAGGACGAGGGCCACGAAAACGATTGGGCGTTGGCCAACATCAAGTCGATGCCGGTGTTGCGTTACAAACAAACCGACATTGAAGGGCGCGTGGTTCCGCAGCCGCCGCAGCGTTTGCAGCCTGAACCGCCACCAACTGGCATCATGGAAGCGGCCAGCGAAATTGGCCAGGATTTGCAAACCGTGTTGGGGATATTTGATCCAGCGCAGCAATTGATGGGCAACGTGTCGGGCAAAGCCTTGCAAGGCCAGCAGCAACAAGTGGACATGAGCAATTTCCACTTCTACGACAACATGACGCGTTCGATCAAGCACACCGGCAAAATCATCCTCGACTTGATCCCCAAGATTTACGACACCAAACGCGTGTTGCGAATCATTGGCGTGGATGGCAAACCCGACATGGTGACGCTGAACGACCTTAAGGCCACCGGCGAAGTGCTGAACAATGTTACCGTGGGCGAATACGACGTGGTGATGGACACCGGCCCAGGCTACAACAGCAAGCGCATGGAAGCCGTGGAAGCCATGATGCCAATGATGGCACAAAACGAAATTTTCCAAGTCGCGGGCGACCTATTGTTCCGCAACATGGATTTCCCTGGCGCCGATGTAATTGCCGACCGCCTGGCAGCCATGAATCCGCTGGCGCAGATCGACGAAAAGATCGACATTCCACCAGCGATCCAAATGAAGTTGATGCAATTGCAAAAGATGGTTCAAGACCAGCAGCAGCAAATGCAAGCGATGGGCCTGGACATAAAGTATGGCGTCACCAAAGAAGGTGTGCGCCAGGAAGGCGAAACCCGCCGCGAACTTATCAAGGGCATTGCCAAGGCGCACAACACCGAAACAATGGCCGAAGTCAAAGTCAACGACCAAAACACCAGGTCGATCACGAGCCAAAACAAAACGGAAATCGACGCGGTGGTCAAACTGTTGTTGGCCAATATGTCGCCGGAAGATTTGTTGCGTCGCATCGAGCAAATGAACGCCGAACAATATGCGTTTTCCGAAGTGGCTGCCCAGGATATTCACCAGGGCGCCAGCCCGTTCATTGGACAAATGGACATGGCATCCGGCATTCCTGGCCAAATGCCGCAGCAACAAATGCCGCAACAAATGGCGCCTGAAGTGCAACAACCGATGGCTATGCCACAATAGTTGACAATGAGATTGATTCCGGTTAACAATTAACCAACCTACCAATGGGTTTTCATTGGGTTGATTCGTAGGGATACGTATGTCCGAAGTGCAAGAACGCGTCGCCGCTAACCTGGTGACGAGTGACAATTTAGCGGAATTCACCGCCCGTAAACTTGGATTAGTTGACGCGCAGCCGGAAACCACCGAGGCGCCAGCAAATGACGGGGAAACCCAGGTTGCTGACGAGCCGGAAAATCGGGCCGATCAGAGTGATTCAGACGGGGAAGGGAATGAGGCGACCGTAGAAGACGATCAAAAGGAACGCAAGGCGAACCCGAAGATCGAAAGGCGCTTTTCAGAGATTACCAAGCAACGCGAAGCCGCACGGGCCGAGGCCCAAAAGGAACGCGAAGCAAGGCAAGATTTGGAAGCCAGGCTGAAGGAACTGGAAACCAAAGCGAACCCCCAGGCGAAAGCCCAGGACGATTTTGGCCCCGAACCCAAGCCTGAAGAATTCAACGATATGTTCGAATACGCGAAAGCGTTGGCCGAATATACCGCTGATAAGAAGTTGATGGAACGGGATAGGCAAGAAGCCGACCGCAAGGCCGCGGAACAGCGGGTTCAATTCGAAAAGAGTTGGGCCGACCGCGTGAATGCAGCGAGAAGCGAACTGCCGGATTTCGACGACATGGTTCAGTCAAGCGATGTGTCTATTTCAGACCCCGTGCGCGACGCGATCATGGATAGTGATGTGGGGCCGCAAATCCTTTATCACTTGGCCGAAAACCCCGACTTTGCCAGGAAACTTGGCGAGGGTTCCGTAATTTCAGCCCTTCGACAAATCGGCAGACTTGAGGCGCAGTTTGAGAAAACCGCCCCAAAAGTCAGCGAACCGCAAGTGAAATCGACCGCGGTGAAATCTAAAGCGCCAGCGCCAATCAGCCCGATTCGCGGCGCCGTTTCTAAAACGGACAATAACGTGGATGCCGACGGCAATTTTCACGGTACATTTGCCCAATGGAAAGCGGCCCGCCAAAACAGGCAGATTCGCTGACAATTAACCCTTTTCAATTAGGAAACCAAAATGTCTGGAAATAATTTACTGACGATTTCAAAAATCACCAACGAAGCGTTGATGGTTTTGGAAAACGAATTGACGTTCACTAACAACGTCACCCGCGAATACGACGACCAATTTGCTGTCACCGGCGCAAAAATCGGTAACACTTTGAACGTCCGTCGTCCTGGCCGATTCATCGGTACTACTGGCCCCGCGCTAAACGTTGAAGACTTCAACGAAACTTCCGTGCCAGTTACTTTGTCCACCCAATTCCACGTCGATACTCAATTCACGACCCAGGATTTGGCCTTGTCTTTGGATATGTTCAGCGACCGCATTTTGAAGCCCGCTGTTGCTGCCATCGCCAACAAGATGGACTTGGACGGTTTGACTATGGCCAAAAACAACGTGGCCAACATCGTCGGCACGGCTGGCACACCGCCCACCGGCTTGATTACGTACTTGACCGCTGGCGCTTACCTGGACAGCGAAGGCGCACCCCGCGATGGTCGCCGTTCTTGCGTGGTGGAACCCTTCACTTCCGCAACCATCGTTGACAGCCTGAAAGGTTTGTTTGTTCCTTCCGACGTGATCGGCAAGCAATACACCAAAGGCATGATGGGCCGCGATTCCGCTGGCATGAACTGGTACATGGATCAGAACGTTGTGAACCAAACTTTTGGTTCTTACAGCGGCAAAACCCTGACTGTTGACACCACTTCGTCATCCTTCGGTATTGCTACCGGTTGGGCACAATTCGGTTCCGTTACTTTGACCGCATCGTCAGCATTGACTTTGAACCAGGGCGACGTGATCCAAATTGCTGGCGTTTACGCTGTCAACCCCCAAAACCGCGCAGCCTACGGTTCCGGCAAACTTCGCAACTTCGTTGTGATGGCTACTACTGCCGTCGCAACTGGTGGCACGGCCGTGACTGTTTCGCCCGCGATCATCACCGGCGGCCAATTCCAAAACGTTGTTGTGACTTCCACCAGCGCCACCGCTGCCGTGACACCGTTCAACAACACCGGCACAACCAGCCCGCAAAACTTGGTATTTCACAAGAATTTTGCGACCTTGGCCACGGCCGATCTCGAATTGCCCGACGGGGTTCACTTTGCGGGCCGTGCGTCCGACAAAGACCTTGGACTTTCCATCCGTGTGGTGAGGCAATATACGATAAATAACGATTCCATTCCTACGCGTTTGGACGTTCTTTATGGTTGGGCGCCTTTGTACCCCGAATTGGCTTGCCGCGTTGCAGCCTAATGAAACGGGGGCGGCTTCGGTCGCCCTTCATTAAACTTATTTTGGAGAAATTAACATGAGCAATCCAGGGCCAGCATCAACCCAAACGAATCACCCAACCCCCCTTGCAACGAACCAGGCACTTCGCCTGATTGCATCGGCCCAAGGTGTGAACCTGAACGCAGTCGCCGATACTGTCGCCCCCATCCTGGTGGCCGGTAGCGTCAGCGTTCAAAGCATCATCGTCGCTAACGCGTCCGTCAACCTGACTACGGCCCAACTGGCCGTTTACACAGGCCCAGGCGCAACCGGTACGGCTGTCAAGTCGGCCTATGCTTTGACCGGCAACAGCAGCAGCGCAAAGGTTGTTGTAACCGCCGCTACGTCCACCGACGCAGTATCGGGCACACCCCTTTACATTCGCAACACGACCGCCCAGGGCGCAGCCGCAACCGCCGATGTGTTCATCTACGGTTACGACCTGACATTCTTGCCTTAATATGGCATGAAGTGAAAGAAGGCCGCCCCCAAAAAGGGTGGCTTTTTTTCTATGGTCGGCACTATAATTTTCAAAACACGGGAAAGGGTTAAAAATGGTCAATTTATCAGCCATTAGAACAAGCGGGCCAACCTATGCGCTTGACTTGACAACATCAGCGTCGGCGGCTTTGCAAATCGTTCCATCGACCAACGATCAAACAAACTACGTCAGTTTGTTGAATGTTGGAACCGGCGTTGCAGCCATTGAAATGGCGCCCGAATCGGCCAACCTGGTGACCCCGAAAGTGGCCACCACCGGCACTTCCGGTTCTTACGTGTTACCTGGCGGCATGAATTTTCCCCTGGTTATTGCGGCGCCCAAAGGCCCGTTCTACATCAAGGCGATTAGCAGCGGCACAAACACACTTTACATTTGCCCCATCCAAGCAGATTAAGGGGGCGCCATGTCGAACAGCACCGCTGTTACGAACACGACGAACATCAAACCGGTTCAGGGGCTTTTCAAACCTGAACCGACGTTTGATTTAATTTCGTTTGTCGGCCCCGCTGGCAGTTTGTTTTTTGCCCCAATCAATCCGATTCAGTCAGGATTGACGATTACCGACAGCACGATTGATTCGTCCGTGATTGGTGGAACCGCGCCAGCAGCCGGTTACTTTACCAGCATTTACGCCGTCACCGGTCAGGTGGCCACCAGCCCGTCGGCCGATTTGGACATTGCCAACAAAGCCTATGTCGATTCCGTCGCCCAGGGTTTGGACGTGAAAGCATCATGCGTTTACGCGACCACAAACAACATTACATTGTCCGGCCTGGCTGTCCAGGCTGGTGGTGATTGGGTTGCCACGCTGAGCGCGGGCGACCGCATCCTGGTCAAAAGCCAAACCAACCAAGCAGCCAACGGCATTTATGTGGCCAGCGCCAGCGGATGGACGCGCAGCGCCGACATGAACACCTGGGCCGAAGTGCCAAGCGCGTTTACGTTTGTGGAATCAGGAACAACCCTAAGTGATACCGGTTGGGTTTGCACATCCAACCAGGGCGGCACAATTGACGTGACGCCAATCACCTGGTCGCAGTTTTCGGGCGCCGGTTCTTATTTGGCTGGCACAGGGTTAACCCTGACCGGCAACACATTCAGCATCACCAATACCGCGGTGACCGCAGCCGCTTATGGTTCGGCTTCCCAGGTGGCCACGTTTACCGTGAACGCCCAGGGCCAATTGACCTTGGCGGCAAGCACCAGCATTGCGATTGCTGCTACGCAAATCACCAGCGGCACGATTGACAGCGCCAGGTTGTCGGGTTCTTACTCCGGAATTACGGGTTTGGGAACTTTGACCAACTTGACGGTGACCAACACAATCACCGGTTCGGTGTCCGGCAACGCTGGCACGGCCACAAAAGCCACAAACTTGGCCGGTGGTGCAACCGGTTCGGTTCCATATCAAAGCGCAACCGATACCACCGCATTCCTGGCGGCCGGATCAAATGGCCAGGTACTTACCTTGGCCGCGGGCGTTCCAACCTGGGCAACACCCACGACCGGAACCGTCACATCGGTGTCCCAAACATTTACCGGCGGCATCATTTCGGTTGGCGGTTCGCCAATCACCGGATCAGGAACGCTGGCGCTGACAATCGCCGGAACCAGCGGTGGCATTCCGTATTTTTCAAGCGGAACGACCTGGGCATCATCGGCCATTTTGGCTGCAAATGCTTTGATAGTCGGCGGCGGGGCTGGCGCGGCCCCTAGCACGATTACAACCGGAACAGGAGTGGTTACAGCCTTGGGCGTGAATACGGGCAGCGCGGGCGCTTTTGTGGTCAATGGCGGGGCTTTAGGTACGCCATCCAGCGGAACAGTCACAAACCTGACCGGCACGGCTGCAATCAACATCACCGGCACGGCTTCAAACCTGGCTGGCGGTGCGGCGGCCAGTATCCCTTACCAATCGGCAACGGGTGTCACCGCGTTCCTGGCTTCCGCAGCCGGTGACGCAAACAAGGTGCTGCAATCGAACGGGACTTCGGCCCCGTCCTGGGTGACGCCGACCGCTTACGCGACGGTAACCGACGACACGACCACCAACGCGACCAGGTATCCGCTTTTTGCCAATCAGACCACCGGCAACCTGGCGACCGAATACGTCAGCAGCACGAAATTTCAATTCAACCCGTCCACCGGCACATTGTCGGCAACGGTGTTCAGCGGATCGGCTGCCAGCCTGACCAGCGTTCCGGCTGGCCAACTGACCGGCACGATCCCTTCGGGCGTCCTGGGCAATTCGACGGTTTACATTGGCACGACTGCCATTGCGTTAAACCGCGGCAGCGCCAGCCAATCATTGACCGGCGTGAACATTGACGGCAGCGCGGGAAGTGCAACAAACGCAACAAACGCAACGAATATCGGCATCACCGACGACACCACAACAAACGCTGATTACTATCCCGTTTGGGTGACCAGCACGACGGGAAACTTGCCCGCGAAGGTGTCATCAACTAAACTTAAATTTAATCCATCAACGGGCGTTATGACAATGATTGGTGGAACTGGCGGGGGCACATTCTAATGACAACGAAATGGAAAATCCTGGGCATTGATTCATCCGATGGTGAACTGATTACCAGGGCAAAATACTTTGCTTCCGTCAGCGACAAGGATTTGGTTGTTGAAACGGAAGGTTTTTGGACGTTCCAAGAGCCAAAACTGAACGTCGCATTTGCAGACGTGACGGAAGACATGATCGTGGCCTGGGTTCAGGCCGAAACAATGCAAGACGGCGCCAACATGATTGAAAAGCGCCTGAACGAACAATTGGACGCGCTGAAAAAACAACGCGTGACCCCGCTACCTTGGGCGCCCCAGGTGTTCACACCGGAGATTTAAGACATGGCCCAAACCGGATACACGCCGATCCTAATTTACAGCAGCAGCACGACCACAAACGCGCCAGCAGCCGGAAATCTGACCAACAGCACGTTGGGATCAGAACTTGCCATCAACATCACCGATGGCAAACTGTTTTACAAAGACAATGCAAACGCCATCCAGGTGATTGGTTGGAAAACCACGCCAACGACGGCGGGCGGCACGGGCTTGACTTCGTATTCCGCGGGCGATTTGCTTTATTACGCAACCGGAACAACGCTGTCGAAATTGACGATTGGCGCAAACACCACCGTTTTGACTAGCAGCGGCAGCGCCCCGCAATGGACGGCGCAATCGTCGTTGGCCGTTGGTACGGCAACAAACATTGCTGGCGGTGCAGCCGGATCGGTTCCTTATCAAACGGGCGCTGGCGCAACTTCGTTGTTGGCCATTGGCACGGCCTACTATATGTTGGGCGTCAATGCGGGTGCAACAGCGCCATCCTGGCAGCCTTCGGCCACTTCGGTGTTGACCACCCAGGGCGATTTGCTTTATGCGTCGGCTGCCAACACGTTGGCCCGCTTGGCCAAAAACACAACCGCCACCAGGTATTTGTCCAACACCGGCGCCAGCAACAATCCAGCCTGGGCGCAAATTGATTTGTCCAATGGCGTGACCGGCACATTGCCGATTGGTAATGGGGGCACAGGCCAAACCAGTTTCACGGCTGGCTATGTGCATTTTGGATCGTTTTCGACTGATTCCAATTTTTATTGGGACAACACCAACAAGCGTTTGGGCCTTGGCACATCCAGCCCAGGTTTGCCATTTGAATTACAAACCACTTCAGCAACAACGGCATCCAACGTCACTATTGCCCGTTTATGGGGAAAAAGTAGTGGTAACACGACATCGGCCTTTGGATCATTGATTCAAATTGGAACTCAAAACCCAAATGGTAATAGTTGGTTTGCCTATGTCGGTGGCCTTAATTCACCTGGTGGTGGCAGCAATTACGCTGAACTTGGATTATTTAGCGGCACAACCGGCAACGTTCCACTTGAAACCGCTAGATGTGATTACAACGGTTATTTCCTGGTTGGTTACACATCCAGCAATGGCGCGTATCGTTTGCAAGTCAACAGTCAAATTTTTGCGACAAGCGCCACCATCGCAACATCGGATGGCCGTTACAAAGAAAACGTGCAGCCATTGAATGGTGCATTGGACATGGTAATGGCCATGAACCCCGTGCAATTCAATTGGAAAAAACATCCCGTTCACAATTTTGTGACCGATACGCCAACCGTTGGTTTTATCGCACAAGAGATGCAACAAGTTTTGGCCAACAAACCTTATTTGAACAGCATTGTGAAGAAAAACGATTGTTTGATTTCACCAGCAGAATACGATGAAATTGGCAATGTAAAAACGCAAGCGGTATATGAGGAATTTTTTGGAATTGCCGAAGGAAATTTGGTTGCTGTTTTGGCAAAAGCAATTCAGGAATTGAAGTCAGAATTTGACCAATACAAAGCAACCCATCCATAAAGAGGTAACAAATGAGTGTAAATTTATCAATTCTTGCTGGCGCTGGTTGGCAATTTTTTAACAACGACGGCGTTCCTTTGGCCGGTGGTTTGCTTTATACATACCAGGCTGGATCGTCCACGCCACAAACAACCTACACCACCAGCGCGGGGAATGTCGCAAATTCAAATCCTATTGTTTTGGATTCCGCGGGCCGAACACCACAGGAAGTTTGGCTTACTTCGGCGCAAACATACAAATTTGTTTTGAAAGATTCGTCGGGAACTTTGTTGGGCACGTATGACAACATTTCCGGCATCAATGATTTCACCGCGCTTTCAGCCCCAACGGGTTCATCATTGATCGGATTTATCCAGGCTGGAACCGGTGCAGTTGCTACAACCGCGCAAGCAAAAATGCGCCAAATTATCAGCGTAATTGACTTTGGCGCTGATCCAACCGGTGTGGCTGATAGTGGCGCAGCATTCCGCGCTGCAATCACTTCGTTGCCAGCAAATGGCGGTGGAGTATATGTTCCCAATGGAACTTACAAAGTAACGTGTGCAAGCGGCGACACATCAAACACAGCCATTTATGTGCCGTCCGGTGTTCGCATTTATGGTGCAAGTGAAATTGGTACGTTAATTTTGGCTGGCGCAAATAATACGGTTGTTTTTCGTGTTGTTGGCTTAAATGGTGGAATTGACAACGTTCAAATTTTAGGAAATGGCTACACAAACGTTAGCGCAATTCGACTTGCACCAATTGATGAAAGTCAAACAACAATTCACACAGATGTTGAATTTAACAACATCACAAACATTTCAATTAGAAGTGTTCAAGAAGCCATTGTTTTGCGATGCGGGCCAAGAATTTCGACTGGCCAAGATTCATATTGCTACTACAACAACTTCACCAATATTGACATTCGTAATTCCGTAGTTGGTATTTGGTTAAAAATTCCAAATGGTGGTGATCCTGGTTCCGGTAACAATCGAAACAGATTTGTCAATGTTCGCGTTGGTGAAAGTGGAACAAATACTGGTTTGCAAATTGATGCTGGCGATACCAATACATTTGTTGGATGTTCGTTTGAGGGCATTTACAGCGGTACAGCGCCATCACTTACGCCAACCGCGATTGTGGTGGATTACAACTCAGGGACTTACAGTTGCACCGATAACAAGTTTTATGGCTTGACCATTGAGGCTTGCACCCGTTCGGTTTCCAATAAAAACGACTTGTTGGAATTTTATGGTTGGTATGACGCAACCAGCACATATAACGTGCCAGCGCCCACAGGGGCATTGCCACTTGCCGTTGACATGAGCCGTGGTTACACCAAATCGTTGAACACAATTGGCACTTATTCTTTGGTCAGAGGAACCGCCGCGATTGCAAATGTGGTTGATTTGCAATTGAATGCAAATGGCGAAGGTATTGCCGGAAGAAACGTAGGTACAAATCCTAATCAATACTTTTCAATTGACATTGCAAAAGGTGGTGGTCAATATAGTTACAACGAATTTAAAACAAACAATCAAACCCTTTGGACTTGGGGCGGCGCATCGACGACTTACAACCAAGTCATGCGGATTAACAATCCGTTAAATGGTAATTTTTACATTGGTCAAGGCGATTCAGACCGAGTGTTTTTGAATGCCAATGGATTTCAGCCTCAAAGTGACAACGCATACACACTAGGCGCAGCCTCCTATCGTTGGTCGGTTGTATATGCTGGAAACGGCACAATCAATACGTCCGACGAACGCGAAAAAGATCAAATTCAAGCAATTGATGATACGGTGTTGCGAGCCTGGGCAAAAGTGAATTACACGCAATTCAAATTCAAAGATGCCGTGGCCAAAAAAGGCGACAAAGCACGTTGGCACATGGGCTTGATCGCGCAGCGCGTTAAAGAAGCGTTTGAGTCGGAAGGCTTGGACGCGTTTGCTTATGGTTTGTTGTGCTATGACGAATGGCAAGATGACATTCAAGACGTGCTGGAAGAAGTTGACGTGACTTTAGAAGACGGCAGCGTTGTCAAAGGTGCAAACCCAACCGGTGAAAAGCGCGTTGTCCAATTGGCCGGAAATCGTTATGGCATTCGATACGAACAAGCCCTGGCGCTGGAAGCCGCATATTTACGCAGCCAGGTTGAAAAACTTTTGGCCAAATAAGGGGAAAAAATGACAACGCCATTTGATATTGTCACCCGCGCCATGAAGGACATTGGCGCGTTGGCTGCCGGTGAGGTTCCAACCGCTGACGAAGCCCAAGACGGCTACGATATGTTGAACGATATGTGCGCCCAATGGTCGAACGAAAACATGATGGTTTTTTACAAAACCGAAATCATTTTTCCGGTCGTTCAAAACCAAACGCAATACACCATCGGCCCAGGTGGCCAGGTCGGCTGCCAATTTACCGGTTCGATAAGCGGCACAACCTTGACGATTCCGGCCAATGGTGTCACGTCAGGCGCCATTACGATTGGCCAAACGCTGTCGGGAACTGGCATTGCAGCCGGAACCACGATTGTGAACTTCGTTACCGGCGGGGGCGGCAACGTCAACGAAGGCGGCACGTACACCGTCAGCAAATCGCAAACCGTGGCCAGCACGGCCATCCAGGGTTATTACGAACGTCCGCTGACCATCGAATCCGCGTTTGTGCGTGTGACAACGACCAGCAACGGCGCCCCAATTTACGGCGGCGGCCTGGATTATCCCGTGGCCGTGTTCAGCCTGGAACAGTACGAAATGATCGGCCTGAAACAACTGAACGGCCCTTGGCCAAAAGGTGTTTATTACCAGGCCAGCGAAAACCTGGGCACAATTTACGTTTGGCCAAATCCCGCCCAGGGCGAAATGCACTTGTTTGCTTATACGCAATTCCGCACGTTCACCGCGCAGACCAACGACATTGCGTTGCCGCCTGGCTACATCAACGCATTGCGCTGGTGTTTGGCCGAACGACTTTTGCCGATGTACGGCAAGATGAACCAAGTGCAAATGGCTATGATTAACTCATTGGCAGCCCAGGCCAAGGCAACAGTCAAACGCACAAATATGCGACCACCGCAAATTGCGCGTTATCCTGACACCTTATTGATGGGCAAATCGAAAGATGCCGGTTGGATCATGGACGGGGGATTTGCATAATGCCTGACTTTGGCTTCGTGGGCGCTTCTTACGAAGCCCCGTCAATCTACCAAGACGCGCAAGAGTGCATCAATTTTTACCCTGAAATTGACCCCACAAAGCAGCCTGGAAGCCGCGGCGTTGTCGCGCTATACCCAACCCCCGGGCTTGTTGAGGAACTTCAATTAACGTCGGGACAAGTGCGTGGAATGCGGGCTTTGTCCGGCAGCCAGTATTTGGTTGTTGTTGTGGGAAGCCTTGTTTACAGCGTCAACACCAATTTTGTGGCAACACAAATCGGCGCGTTGACCACCAGCACCGGCCAGGTTCGAATCACCGACAACGTGACTACCAATAATGGCCTGACCGCTTACATTGTGGACGGCCCCAATCGCTACACCTGGGTGGCCAGCACCAATACGTTCACGCAACTGCCATCGACCGATGGCCTTTGGTCGGGCGCCACTTCCACCGACACGGTGGATTCGTACATCATTTATAACGAGCCAGGAACGCAAAATTGGGCGGCGACTGACCTTGGCCTTGCCGTGACCACAACGGGCAACTACGGCAGCAAAGACGGCGCCCCTGACACCTTGGTGGCTTTGATCGTTGACCATCGCCAGGTTTATTTGCTTGGTGAAGTCACCACCGAAGTTTGGGTGGATGTTGGCAGCACGATTTCCGGTTTGACAACTTTTCCGTTCCAGCGGATCAGCGGCACGACCATGCAGCATGGTTGCGCGGCAAAGTATTCGGTTGCTAGGTTTGGCGAATCGTTCATGTTTGTGAGCCGCGACACCCGCGGCCAGGCCATCATAGGCGCCGTGAACGGTTACACCCTGGTGCGAACATCCACCCACGCGGTGGAACAAAGCCTGGTGGGCGTGGACGTGTCTGACGCAATTGCTTACACCTACCAAATCGAAGGCCACGAAATGTATGTCGTAACTTTCCCTTCGATTGACCTGACATGGGTTTATGACTTGGCCACCCAACAATGGCACAAATGGTTGTCATGGGACAGCAATGCGGCCACTTACTATCGTCACCGATCAAATTGTTATGCGTTTTTTGCTGGCAAAAATTTGGTGGGCGACTTTGAAAACGGCAAAATTTACAGCCTGGACAATGCGGTTTACACCGAAAACGGTTCAACGATTCGTCGTTTGCGTCGGGCGGTTCACCTGACTTCGGACTTACAACGCCAGTTTTTTGAGGAATTCCAAATCCAATTTCAACCTGGTGTTGGATTGACTACTGGCCAAGGAAGCGATCCGCAAGCCATGTTGCGTTGGTCAAATGATGGCGGTTCCACCTGGTCAAACGAACATTGGATCACGATTGGCAAAATCGGCCAGTATCAAAATCGCGCCATTTGGCGCCGCCTGGGTTGGTCGCGTGACCGCATTTTTGAAGTGGCCGTGACTGATCCGATCAAAGCCGTGATTGTTTCGGCAAATCTGAAGGCATCCGTAGGGGATAACTAATGGTCGCGCCAAATCCATCATCCTTTACAAACATTCGGTTTCCACAGTCGCCGTTTCTTGATCCGACGACCGGAAGACCGGCGCGTGAATGGATTATTTGGTTGCAAAGCCCCGACATTCTGTCGGCCACGATTGCTTACATCATCATTACTGGTGGTCAAATTAGCGGCGTGACAATTGACAATTCAACAATCAACAATTCAACAATTGGCCTGACAACACCGGCCGCGGGCAAATTTACAAATTTGACGGCCTTAAATGGCATTGGCGGGGGCACATTTTGAACGAAGTCATTTCATCACCAACACGGGATCAAATCGACCGGCTGCAAGCCGAAATGGTCAAGATGCCCCAGGTTGAATTGCAGACCGAGCATTATTTTGTGCCAGGTATGTATTGCCGCCGCGTGTTTCGTCCGGCGGGAACGCTGATTGTTGGCAAGGTTCACAAGCACCCCCACTTCTTTTTATGCGCGAAGGGCGAGATAATTGCGTGGACTGAAAGCGGAATGAAAAAACTTCAGGCTGGCGACGTTGTTGAATGCAAGCCTGGAACAAAGCGGGTAACCCTGGCCACCCAAGATTCGATTGGGGTGACGATCCACAAGACGGAAGAAACCGAATTGGACAAGATCGAATTGGAACTGGTCGAACCGGATGAAACGTCGATGTTTGATTCAGGCAATAAACTGAAAAATATTATTGACGAAATGAAAAAATTAGAAGGGGAATGATATGACATTCGTTGCAGCAGCAATCGGGGGCGCTTTAGGCTACGGTGTGGCCGGTACGTTGGCCGGTGCGGCAATTGGCGCCGGTATCGGCGGCATGGTTGGCGGCGGTATGAACCAGGCCAGCACAGCCAAAGAGGCAGCAGCCATGCAAGCGGGCGCGACAAGCAATGCGGCCGAATTGCAACGTCAAACCGCGCTTGATTCAATTGCCTTTCAAAAGGAAATGTTCCAAAAGCAATTGGAACTTGGGCAACCTTATCGGGAAACCGGTTATGGCGGCCTGACGCGACTTAATCAAATGCTGCCATCGCTTACATCGCAAATTACGGAAGCCGACATTGCAAATATGCCAGGTTATCAGTTTGCCGTTAAACAAGGAACCGGCGGCGCCATGCAAGGCATGAATGTCGGTGGCGGTGGATCAAACGTTCAACGCGCTGGTCAAAAGTTTGCGATTGATTACACGATGGGAACCGCGCTTCCACAGTTGATGCAACAACGCCGCGACATTTACAACACCCTTTCAGGCGTGGCCAACATTGGCCAAATGCAGCCTGGCGCCGGTGCGGCTGCCGGAACATTGGGAACCAACGTGGCAAACACCATGATGGGAAGTGCAACCAACATTGGCCAATTAGGCGTGGCTGGCGCAAACGCCTTGGCATCCGGTCAAATCGGCGCGGCAAATGCTTATGGAAACACCGTGGCCCAATTGGGCAACGCTGGCATGATGTACGCGCTTTTGGGATAAGGAAAGATCATGGACTTAAACATCACACCAGTTGCCGATCAAATCAAACCCGTTTCCAATCTGTCGTTGGCCGACATGATTAACATTGGCCGCGGTGGCATTCAATTGCAAAAGGAAAGCCAGGGCAATAAAGAACGCCTGGGCCTTCAGGAATTCTTTGCAAATCCTGAAAACTTCCAAACCGATGGCAACATCGACATGGGTAAAGTCAATTCTGCAATTCCAAAAATTGCCCCGCTTACTGGCCGCGATGTAATGAAAAACATGGCCGATTTAAGCACAGCCCAAACGCAAGCCAACAAAGCCAAACAAGGTTTGACGCAAGACCAAAAAGCATTGGTCGGGCAAACCTTCAACATCTTGGGCAAAGCCGGTGTCAACAACAAAGACACGTATTTGAAAGCCTTGGACGACCTGGTGGCCACCAACCCTAGCAATCCCGATCTTGGACGCCTTGCCGATTCGTACAAAACGATTTGGAACAAGATGCCGGAAAACACAAACTGGTCGCAATTGGCTATCACGGGCGCACAAACATTACTGCCAGTTTCAACGCAAGAACAGCAGTTTGGCCCGCAGCCTGGCACACTAAACACCGGCGCCCAAATCTTGCCGACCGTTACCCGTCCGTCCGTTGCTGGCCAAGCGCCAAATATTCAAGTTGGCCAAACGCCTTTGGCAACCAACCAACTTGGCCCAAGTGCGCGTTATGTTGCAACTGGCCGTGTGGACATGAACAACAATCCAACCGCCCTGGCTTATGGCCCGAACGGCGAATTGTTGGGCGAAGTCACAATTCCCGCTGGCGCGAATCCAGCCATGCAGCCAGGCGGTGCAGCCGCCAACGCAATGCCTGGTCAAACTGGCGTCCAGGGTGGTGGCGTGTTGCCGCAAAATAACATTCAGGCGCCCGTTCAAACGCAGCCGGTTGCGCCGCGCCCCGCTGTTCAAGGCCAACCATTGCCAGCCGCAGCCGTGCCAACAAATGCACCGGTGCGGATGCCCGCGGGCGAAAATGCTACCACGTTAGAAGCCGCAACCAATTTGCGTTTGAAAACGCGTGAAATGGCGCAACAAGTGCCAATTCAGCAATTCAACAGCAACCAAATTATCAAGTTGGCTGACGAGGCTGCAACGGGTAAAGGCGCCGGAACACTTGCTAATTTGACCGGTGGTTATGCCGCGTTAAATGGCCTTGGAATTGGTGGCAAAAATGCCACTAATCTTCAACAGTTGGGCCATTACATGGCGCTGCAAACGCAAGCATTGACGGCCGGAACTGGTTTGGCCAACACCGATGCTGGACGTGCGATTGGTGGCCAAATGGCTGGTGATACTCAATGGACAACTGACGCCATCAAACAAACTGCCCGCGTGAATCGTGCGCTTTCAACCGGCACGGACTTGTTTTCCCAGGGTGTTGACAATGCGTTTACACGATCAAAAGGCAATCCATTTTCAGCGGCAGAATTTCAGCAACGTTGGTCGCAAACACTTGGCAACGATGGCATCAATGCGATTCGTTTGTATGATGCTATTCAAAACAAAGACAAAGACGCAATTCAAGAAGTTGTAACTCAAGCCGGTGGCATGAATTCCGCGGGCTATCAAAAATTGGTCAACAAAATTGGATTGATGCAAAAATTGATCGGGGGCAAATGATGGAAACATTGAACCTTGCCGACATTGACAATGCGGTGGGGGAAGCATTTGGTCGCAAGCCAAAAGCAACGCCACAGCCTACCAATCAATCAAACCAACCAAGCCAGGTCAATTTGACGGGCTTGAATCCTAATTTGGCCGCCAATTTGCAAAAAGCCCAAGCGGCTTACAAACAAGAATTCGGCGTGGATATGCCAATCACCAGCGGCGTTCGCACCCGCGCTGAACAAGAAAAATTGTTTGCCCAAAGCAAGGCTGGAACGTCTGGCGTTTATTCGCCGATTGATCCATCCAGCGCACCAGGTCAATCCACATTTCACACCGAAGCGGTGGACATTTCCAGCAAGGTTCCCGAAGAATTTTTGAACCGCTTTGGCATCCATCGACCACTTGGGAAAAAAGACCCCGTTCATGCGGTGTTGATGCCTGGTCAGGTGACCGGCACGGAAATGCCGCAAGGGTTGGCTGATTTCAACCCGCAAAACATCAATGCAGCGGTGCAAGAAGCGTTTACGCAAAAGCCTGGCGAAGAAAAAAAGCAACGCGGCGTTGTTGGAAAGGTTGGCGAATTCCTACGCGGCCAAGGACGCGCAGCCGCAAGCCTGGCAGACGTTACCCTAGGCGGCGTGATTCCTGGCGTTGCTGGCGCTGTCACTTATGCTGGCGCCCGTGTTGCTGGCCAAACGCCTGAACAGGCAGCCGCAACACAACAACAAGTTGTTTCCGCAACTGACAAACCGTTTGGCAAAGCCTTTGGCGTGACCGAAACGCCTGAATACAAAGGTGAAGCCAGCCAGCAAATTATGAATTTCATCGGCGCCAATATGGAAAAGGGCGCGGATTGGATTTCCAAACAAACTGGTTTGCCCAAAACCGACGTTGAAAACATGATGCAAACGGCCACGCTGGCCGTGCCCGCAGCCGGTAAAGCCGCCATCAAATCACCGGTTGGCCAAGCAATTGGCCGCGAAGCCGGTTATGCTGGCCAGGCAATCAAAGCCGTGACGCCTGAACCCGTCCAGCGCGTTGTTGGTGGCGTTGTTGAAGCCGTTGCGCCTGGCACTACCAACGTTAAGCCAAAACCCGCGCCAGCACCCGTTCCTGGCGTCACGCCCGAAGTGCCTGGCGTGGAACTAAAACGCAACGTGGACGAATTACACCAGCGTTATGAAGCCGAACGCCAGGCAGCCACGCAAGGCCAGCCAGCGCCAGCACAAGCCGCCCCTGGTGTGTCAGGTACGGCAAAGCCAACCACGCCCGATGCGCCATTTGCTGAAGTCAAATACGCGGAAAACGGTTTGCCGCTAGACGAACAATATGCCCGCGCACAAACGTTGAACCGTGTTTTGGGCGCCGATCATTCGGCTGACTTGGCTGCCATCGAAGGCAAAGGCAAAGAACGCGCCACTAATTACGCCACATCAAACACCGACACCGCGCCAGGCAATTTTCTGAAAGAACGGTTCGCTGACGAACAAAAGCGCCTGGCCGATTACGCCGAACGCCAAGTCAAAAACACCGGCGGCACGGTTGGCCTGGACGAAAGCACCGTTTACAAACGCGGCAACACTATTCTGAAGCCGTTGCAAGACCTGGAAACATATTTCGACAACGCCACGCGCAAAATCTACGCAGACCGCGATGCCATCGCGCAAAACGTGCCGGTCGAAGCCAGCAACATCAAAAAAGTTTTGGCAGACGAATCGTTGACGTTGGCCAATACCGAAACCATTGGTTTGGCCAAGATCGCCGAAGCGCGAATGAAGCAATTAGGCATGATTGACAAGGACGGCAACCTATTGCCCACCAATGCCAAGACGGCCGAAAACTTCCGTAAATTCCTAAATGAAAATTGGGATCGCAAAAACGCCAACCTTCACAAACAATTGAAGGCCGCGGTTGACGAAGACGTGTTGGCTAACCTAGACACCAATTCGCCGCTTTACAAAGAAGCCCGCGAATTGGTGACCCTTCGCAAAAACACTTTGGACAACCCAAATGGCATTTCCAAAATTTTGGACGCCGAAGGGCCAAACAAAATCAATCGCAAGGTTGATATTGAAAAAATCGCGCAAAACATTGCCGATATGCCGGTGGAACAATTCACGCACGTCGTTGACACCTTGCGAAATGTGCCGCCGCAATTGCAGCCCCAGGCCGCAGCCGCGCTTTCGGAAATCAAAGCGCAATTTGCAAACCGCGTCGCGGAACAAAAAACACCGCGCCAGTTGACTAAATACATGAACGACAACCGTGAGGTGATGAACCGTTTGTTCACGCCTGACGAAATGGCCAATCTACGTGATTACCACAATGCCGTTCACATCCTGGCCACCGACACCGGTTACAAAGGCGCAGCGGTTCAAAAGATCAACGTCGAACAAAAATTGGGTTCGAAGATCAAAGAACACTTGATTACAAAAGGCGGCGCAGTTGCAGCCGAAACCATGACCGGCGGCGCTGGCATGGGTGTTCCGGCCTTGGTAACGCACGAAGTTTTGAGCCAACGCGCAGCCACCAAGCGAGCCAAAGCGCAAGCCCAGGCAGAGCAACAAGCATTCGAAAACACGCAACAGCGTTTCGTACCAATCCAAGATTTGATTAAAAAATGAACGATATGGCACAACCCGAAATTGATCCCGTGAAATACGGCGTTCTTTGGCAAAAGGTTCAGGACTACGAACGCCGGTTTGACGATATGGACAAAAAAATGGACAAGATGGAAACCCAACTTGAACATTTGGTCGCCCTAGCCAACCAGGGCCGCGGCGGGTTTTGGGCTGGAATGGCGTTTGTGTCGTTTGTGTCCAGCGCCGTTGGGTTTGCAATAAGTTGGATGAAGGGCCATTGAAATGAGTGAAGAAAAAATCCAAGCAATGGAAAGCAAAGGGCAATTGATTGAAAAAATCACGTTTGCTTTGCTGCCGTTGTTGTTTTCGTGCGTGGTTTACCTTATGTCGGCGCTGTCAAATTTGGCGCACGAAGTTACTATCTTGAACAGCAAAATCAGCCTGGTTGTGACCAGCGACAACAAGCAAGCAAGCAACACCGGCGCCGAACTGGCCCGCGAAAAATTGCGCCAGGATTTGGAAAAGGAAATCCAACGCAACCGTGACCAAATCGCGGAAAACCGGATGCACATTGCCATCCTAGAAGAAAAAACTCACGTTTCAAAACCAATTAAAACGCTGACCGGAAAGGATTGATATGTTTGGACTTGACGCATTGTTGAACGTCGGCGGGAAGTTAATTGACAAATTGATTCCCGACCCCGAAGCCAAAGCCAAAGCCCAATTGGACTTGGCCAAGATGGCCCAGGATGGCGAACTGGCCAAAATGGCCAACGAAACCAAATTGTTTGAAACCGAAATGGTGAACGTGACCGACCGATGGAAAGCCGACATGGCTTCCGATTCCTGGTTGTCAAAAAACATTCGGCCGCTGGCATTGATTGCCATTTTTGTGGCATTCTTTTTGTTCACGATGATGAGTGCATTTGGCTATAACGCCCAGGAAAGTTACGTAAATCTCCTAGGCCAATGGGGCCAAATTATTTTCCTGGCTTATTTTGGTGGCCGCACGGTTGAAAAACTTGCTGACATGAGGGCTAAAAAATGAACTTGTCCGAGCATTTCACCCTGGAAGAATTGACGCATACCGACCACCGCGAATTGGACAACACGCCAAATGACGCGGAAATGGCCAACCTGGTTCGCCTGGCTGACTTCCTGGAAACGGTCAAAAAAACTTTGGGCGGCAAGCCGGTAATGGTCAATTCTGCATTTCGCAGCAAGGCCGTTAATGATGCGGTTGGATCGAAAGACACCAGCCAACATCGGGTGGGCGCAGCGGCCGACCTTCGCATTCCTGGCATGACGCCGGACGAAGTGGTGCGGGCTATTATTGCGTCGGGTATTGGGTACGACCAGGTAATCCGCGAATTTGACCGCTGGACGCACGTAAGCATTACAAACAAAGATGGCGACAAACCCCGACGCCAAGCCCTGATTATTGACAAAACTGGAACGCGCCCGTTTGTTTAACGTTTCATGTTCCTGACAAACACCGCAAACGACGCCGCGGTGTCGCCCAGGCTTCGCATTTTGTCAAACGCGCCAGCCACTTCATCCAGGACATGGTTGCGAATGGCCAAGGAACGGCATTTATCGGGCGTTTGGCAGCCTTTAACGTAGCAGAAGGGACAAACCCACGTGGTCGCGTGTGCGGGGCAATTGCGCCCCTGATTGCAGCCATAGTCGCAGCAATTCATAGTTTGATCGCATTCAAGTTGAAATTGTCGGCCATCACTTCGGCATAGTCAAAATGGCGGCCAAAGCAATCCCTAAACGAAACGCATTCGTCCGACCAGCCTTCAACGACATTGTTGTAAATGTACGCCTTACGTGGAACGGTAATCGTTCCAACAATAAAGTGCAAGCCCTTGGGTGTCACGCGCCAGGCGCCATCCGATTTTTTGCTGTCGTCAGCATGGCCGCCTGATTCCACAAACCCCCAATGCTGCAACGTTGTGTGCGTTTTGCCACGCAGCAGCCAACGCGGGCCAATCTTTGGAACATCGACCCAACCATCCACGTCGGAAGGGGCGCGGGAAAGCCACAGAAGGGCCAGGGCGCGTGTTTCGTTCATGCCCTGGGGGCTTACCTTGCCCCACTTCCCGCAACAGGGGCAATGGCCCCCGTCGCCTTCGATGGTGGCCCGCCAGTTGGTTTTCATTTGCGCCAGGTAATCGCCTTCGTCGCCAAAAAAATCCAATTGCATGGCCAGCCCCTTAGAAGTTTGGCAAATCGTCGTTCATGTCGTCGAACCCGCTGCCCTGGGGTGCGCGTCGCTGTTGCGGCTGGTCGTCGCGTTCGCGTGGTTCGTTGATGTATGCCCAACCATCCCAACCGCCTTCCTTCAAAGGGATCACGTCAATTTTGAGCATTGGCCCGTTTTTGGTTTCAATGATTGAACCAATCCGCTGGTAACGGTTCTTTTGTTGGCCCTGGGCGTTGTTGTACGTGCCGGTGATTACGGTGATTTCGTTGATAAGTTTGGCCATAATTTATTCCCCAATGATTTTTTTAAGTTGATCGACCTTGACCGCGGTTTCGGCCAGGAACTTGATGATTTCCGCTTCCATGTCAGCGATGAACACATCGTCACGCGGTACGCGCTTAATGAACAGTTGCGCCTTGGCTGGCATCCGTGGATCAAACACCACGTAATCGCACCAGGCGCGGCCGGTGCAAGCCATTTGGAATTGCATTTGTGCAAAATACTTTTGCGGCACGGCGCCGGTCAGCAACGTTTCGATCATGGTGGCCGTGTTTGGGCATTTGATTTCCACGCATCCGTCGTCGCCGATCAGGCCGTCGGGTGACGCGCCAGCCATCGCAATGGTTGGATGGTTTACAAATCCAATTTCGTCAACCATGTTGCCGGTGGCAGCCTGATAGGCGCCCGACGCAAAGGGTTCCTGGTCGGTTCCCCATTGCATAGCGCTGTTGGTGAACGATTCCTGGCGTGTGCCGGTGATTTGTTCGACCACCAGTTGGGCCATGTAGTTTTCGCGGCTGGCGCTATAACCCGACTTTGTGCGGGCCATCACGTCGGCCACTTTTGACGCGGTGACTTTGCCCAGGCGGGCGGCAAACCATTCGTCGGTGCGTTGTTCGATTTCGTCAGACATTTTCATTTCCTTTGGTTGATAGTTCTTTTTTGGCACGAGCCACGCGTTCTTTTTTGGCTGCCATCACTTTGGCTTGCAATGCCTGGTTGCCCTGGCAAGCGTCGAACGCATCTTTAAATGTTGCCGCCAATTCGTCGCTGTTGGCGCTGGCCTGGATGGCTGCCAGGTGGTCGGTAATGTCAGGCGTCGGGATTGCTGGCGCTGTTGGGCGTTTGCTGGCCGCGTTGCCGTCGTCATCTTCCGGTGCGATTCCACAGGCTGCCATGAGGCTATAACGACGCGCATACGTCAACGCGCTGCCGTAACCCTGGGCATCTTGTTTGGTGGCCGGAACGTGCAGTTGGCCGCAATTGATAACTTCGCCGGATTCGTGAATGAACACGGTTTCCACAATTACGCCGTTGTCGTATGAACTGACGCGTTGCGTCAATGCGATGCCGTTGTTGTTCAAGCCTTCGATCACGGCTTCAACGCAAGCAGCCAGGTCGGCGTAGCGTGATTTGAAATGCGGGTTGCTGGATGATTTCAGCGCGGGGCCGAATTCTTTTTGCGCTTTGACTAAGGCCGCGGCGACTTTGCTGAATGATGTTTCCATGATTGTTTCCTTTACCATTTGGGGGCACAAGTAACGTCAATCACAACGTCAGCGGTGTAATCGTTGACCTTGCGCTTTCCGTACATCAACACGGCGCGAAGCCCGTTGGCCTGGCAATCGCCAATGGCCGACACGACTTCATTCCGCGACATGGGTTGGATGTTTTTGTCCAACACCAAATCTTGTTTGCCGCTGGTGTTGGCGCAGCCGGTCAACCAGGCGACGACAACAACAGCAAGCGACACAATCAAAAGCCCATTCCAAACGCGTTGTGCAAACGTTGGTTTGGGGTAATAAGGGCCGTCAAGATCAATGCGAATTGGTTTTTTCATTGCAGTAACTTTCAAAATGGTGCGGGTGGCAAGTTGTCCCGCTGTTGGTTTTGGTAATCGCGTTCTTGCTTACGCGTCCAGGGGATCGGCCCCCCTGGTGGTGGAAACGGCCAGTTAGACATTGGCAAGTTTTTGTGCATAGTTGATGGCTACCGACAGCATGGCGCTGCCGTAGGTGCGGATGCTGCCAACGGGCAATTCGGCTTCGGTGTCCCACAACGTCACGGCGTAACCCGTGCTGATTTTTGTGACCAGGGCGGCAATGCCATATTCGGCATTGACAAACGTTGCGATTTGGTTGGGATTGATGATGGTGACGGCGTTCATGCTGCCACCCCGCTGGCGTTCAATTCGCCTTCCATAATTGCAAACAAAACACCTTTGGCGCGGTTCAATGTTTGACGGGCGTTTTCGGTATCGCCAAACGCGATTTGTTCCTGGGCGTCGGACATTAAGCCAGCCACAACCATGTTGGCGCCGCTTAATTTGTAAGTGATTGAATCGGTAACGGATTCCAAGAAATCTTGGAAGTTGCAGCCATACATTTGTATGTCGCGGTTTGATTGGTTTGCATTCATTTCAATTTCCTTTTTAAAAGACCCGTTAGGGCATGGTTTGATTTTAAGCCAACTTAACTTGCGGTGTCAACGGGTTCCGCAAAAATTCTTAAAAAACTTTCACGAACCGCGATGGCTTCACGCAATTCGGCCAGGCTGGCGCGTTCCAGGTAAACGCCGCTGACGGTGGCGGCGTAGAACACGCGGCCCCCGCGATGCACCCTGGTGATTCGTACTGTCATTTCGTTCCCCTTAAAAGATGGCCATTGCAAGCCATATCAACACATAGATGGCCGGTGCTGCCACCAGCGCCATCAAAACAACTTCCCAATCGGTTGGTTCGCGGTTCATGGCGTTCCCCTTATGCGGCCTTGCGGCCAACAGCGTTCCAACCGTAACCGTCGTCGCCCAGGAAGCCGACGCGGGCCAATGTGGCGCTTTCCTTGGTATCGCAAAGGCTAATTTCCTCAACCTTGGCCATGACGCGGCGGTTGGTTTCGTAATCGAGCCGGTCGGCGATGTAAGCGCCGTCGTAACCGTCGGTGACAACTGGCATTGCATAACCGTAGTATTTGCAAGCCGCTTCGACCGCACCTTCCAGGAATGCTTTGGTGAACTTGCGATTCACAAAAATGAAGTCAGCGCCGAATCGAACTTCGTTGCCGTCCAGGCTGCCGTAATTCAAGCCTTTGTAATCTGTCATGCCGTCGAAATAAGCGCCTTCGAACATACCGACAACGGCTTTGACCTGGTTGTATGTTGGGCCGTTTTCGTAACGGATGTTGATGCTGGCGCCGCCGGAATAGACGCTGGACTTGACGCTGAACTTGACACCAGGGAAAGATTCTTTGAGGGCGGCGCGAACCAATTTTGCGGTTTCGGCACAAGAGAGATATTGAACGTTTGACATTTTGATTTCCTTTTAAAAGACCCCGTGCAATTCGCTAGGGCATGGCTGAATATTAAGCCAACTTAACAACCCTTGCAACAACTATTTGTAAAGCCCCCTTAACTTTGAGGGGATTTGTTGCGCTTGACACACAACGCAAGGCCGCTTAACATCGGAAGATGGACAAAGAAAAAGCAATCAAACTGGCTGGATCGGCCAAGGCGCTTGCCGAACTGTTGGGAATCACCAGGGCGGCCGTCAGCCAATGGGGGAACGATGTTCCACCGGCGCGGGTGTGGCAGTTGAAAGCGTTGCGTCCGAAATGGTTTAAAGGCTAGAATTGTTTGGAATCCGGCTAGGTTGGACTAATTACCCAACCGAAAAGCGAGCCCACCCGCCCGCCGTGATTTCCTTTTTTGAGTGGGACAGCGTGAGGAAAATATGCACTATTACCAGCACCATATAGGTGACTTTATCAAGGCCACCGCCAGGCTGACCGACAGCCAATCAATGGCCTATTTGCGGCTGTTGTGGATGTATTACGACAATGAAAAACCTTTAAAGCCTGACACCAGGGTGTTGGCTTTTCAGATCGGCGCAACCGTTGAAGAAACGGAATTGCTGTTGGAATCGTTTTTTTGGTTGGCCGAAAACGGATGGCATCACACACGTTGCGATCAGGAAATTGCAGAGTACCGCGCATTCCTGGAGAAAAAATCCAACGCCGGTCGCGCATCCGCTGAACGTCGGAAGCACAATAGCACAACGGATGTTGAACAGGTGTTGAACGATTGTTCAACGGATGTGCAACTAACCACTAACCAACAACCACTAACCAGTAAACCAAAGAGAGAGAGCCAGCGCGGGACGCGCTTGGCCCCTGACTTTCCGTTGTCCGATGAATGGGTTTCTTTTTGTCGCCAACACCGGCCCGAACTGGATCCGCGGGAAACGTTTGAAGGGTTCCGCGACTACTGGATCGCGCAGCCTGGCCAAAAAGGCGTAAAAACCGATTGGACGGCCACCTGGCGCAATTGGGTACGTCGGCAACAGGCGGCCAAGAAAACCGCGTCAGAAGCCCGTTTGGCGCAAATGGCAGCCCTTACCCGCGGCCTGGCAACACCAAAGGCAGCACCAGCCCCGTTTTGGGCAAAACCTGAACAAACCGTGGAGGTGTCCGATGTGGAACGCAAGCGACTTT